GGACCAGGCGCGGAGCGCGGAGGAGCGGCTGGCAAAAAAACAAAACCCGACCCCCGACCAATTGTTGCAATCAGGCGTCAATATTCAAATCTTCGCGACGCGCAACGAACGGGCCCGGGCGTTTGTTGAATCGCTCCCCAATGGAGCGCTCAAAAAGGCGCTCCTCTCTGGGTTGTCAAAAACAATGAACGCTCTCATGGCGGATGTCACGATATTTGACATGCCGGACTATATGGGCACAATCCGCCATATACTGGCGCGGCAGATCCCGAACAAGCCGAAGTGGAGCGCGGTCAGAGCGCAGTTACTCGGCTTTTTCGATGACCGGGAGAGCAACCCATCTGACCGGGAAATCTACACGAGGAATTTAAAGAAACACGCACGAATTGCAAACAAACTGCATGATACAGTCAAAAACTATTACGCTTATTTGTACAAAGGCGACAAAGAAGCAATCTTAAAAGACTTGAAATTCTATTTTGAGTTTACCTTGTTTGATGATTTTCGGCGCTGGTACAAAGGCAGTCAAGAAAAGTACTTTGGAGATTATCTCCAAGATGAAATAAAACGTTGGGAAGGGTCGCTCCTGTTACGTCAAAAAGAGAGAGAGAGTAATCCTTCCGTCAAAGCGATCTACCAGAAATTCAACGGCAGACCCTCGCGGCGGTCGCGCAATGTCGCGGCGCCCGCGGGTACCCCTCGCGACCTGGCGCAACTCGGCAGGCTCCGCACGATCAAAACCGTTGACGGTCGAACGTGGCGTTTCCCGGGCGACCGGGCGCCATTCCTCGCGGCGGACAGCCGGGGAAAATTGCATATTGTCGGCGGCCAGTATCGAGCCAACCCGGCGGGGGAGGATTGCGGGGAGATTGATCTGATCGAGTACCAGACGCGAAAGCCCCATCTTGGCCATGACAATGAAACGATTTACTATCATCACATGGGGGAGGAGACCGGCGAACGGCCTACCCTTGAAATCACTCCCGAGGGGGAGCTGGTCATACACGGCGGCGCCTATCGGATCGAACCGGAAGGGCTCATAAATTGACGGAGGAACCCATGGCACGCTCTCGAATACACAACCCGGGGCCCGCTCAACTTTTGTTAGTGAACCCCACAGGAGGAACGAAAACCATGAGACGACGGAGACGGACAGGAACAAAAACAACAACAACCCGACGCCGGAACAGCTACGGACGGCGCATGATGCGCAGGTCAAACCCGAACTTCGGGATGGTGACCAAAGGCTTGACCCTCGCGGGCGGCGGTGCGATCACGCAATTTGTTACGGCCATGGTTCCGGCCATTGGCGGCCCCGGCCCGCTGATGGACGCAGCCCGAACCGGCGCGGTTGCATACCTGCTCGGCATGCTCGCAGGCAGGATCGGGCTTTCTCGTTGGGCGGGTGACATCACGCTTGGCGGCTTTGCCGTCGCTGGCGCGAAGGTGATCAACGGAATTTTGATCCCGACCGCAGGCAACATTTTTGCCCCGCGGCCCGCTCCGATCGCTCCGACCAACGGCATGGGGGCAATCGGCCTCGGCCCGGATTATCTGACGGATCCCCGGACCCTGGCGCAGCGCAGCGGCATGGCGGGCATTGGCATGGCTATTCCCGGCATGGTCCCGTTTGGCGCCTACTCTGACTCAGACCCCTACCAGGGATGAAGCCACGATTGACCCCGCGGGCGGGGCTCCGGCTGGCAGTTCTAACTTTTGCAACGGCCAGCAACCCACAATTGACCGAACAACCCATGCGCGAACAATAGCGCGGGAAGGAAAAGAACATCATGCAACCCTACGCAAATAGGCTCCAATTTGGGGCGCCCGGCAGGGCTCTCCCCTCCACCCTTGATCACGTGGACCCGGCTCAGTACGGGTTTATTCAGAGCATCATTGAGAAAAACCCCGGCGCCCGCTTGGCCTCTTTCTACGGGCTTCGGCTTTATGACACGGCGCGGGTTACCGCGGGAACCGCCTTCAATTCAAGCGAGTTTGAATTGTTTGCGGTTCCGGTCGGTCAGTCGACAACCGAGATGAACGGCAACACGGCCTACACGAAGAGCAAGATTGACACCAACATGAGCGTGTCCAGGCAACTCCCGGCGAGTCAGGAGGCGTGGATTACGTCGATTCAAGTTCGGGTGCTGATCTCCGGTGCCCTCGACGACACGACGCAGACCGGCGCCAATCTGGGCCTTCCGGCGCTCCCGGGGACTGGGCCTAACGTTGTTGCGGCGGACGATATCCTTGCAACCAACCTCGCACAGGCGGCGCTCGAAGGAATCTACCTTCGGTTCAGCTACAACCAGGTCACGTTTGAAGAGGGCCCGTTGTGTCTTTTCCCGTCGCGGTATGGTGTCTCTGGGTATGCTGGCGGCGTGCTGACGGCTACAAAGAGCGACTCCGCGGCGCAGATCGTCCAGAACGAAACTGCGGTTAACAACGGCTTCGGTTACGTGTACAGGCTTCCAATTTATCGGCATATCGAGAGCCTTTACCAGTTCAATGTGACTTTGCAAGCGCTCAACAATTTTACTCCCAGTCGCAACTTCCGGATTCAGACGATTCTCGAAGGGCTTGGAGCAAAGGGCATCACAGGATAACAAGGGCTTGTCTGACGTGGGCCACGTCAACACACGAGACCGGGGCGGGTTTTGTTTCTCCATTTCCCGCCCCGGTTTGTGAACAAGGGGAAGGCATCATGAATTATTTTGGAAGTGGCTTGTTTGCGGAATACGTCAAGACGATTTTGAGCAAATACAAATCATGGCAACCGCTCTACCTCTCAACGCTCATCGGGTTTGACGGGGCTACGGCGTCGCAGAGAGTGACGTGTTTCACGCCACAGGTTGATTCTGACGCTCTGATATTTAGTGCAAATGTGAATTTCAGTAATCCACAGGTAGCGCTCAAGATCACGGACACGGCGACGGGATACGCGTGGAATATTCTCCAGAGTGCGACCGGCGCCACAATCAACGGCTCTTCGGTAACAGCCGTCGCGGGGTCGGGGTCGCAGGTCATGCCGCTGCTCCCGCTTGCGTGCCCGTTTTTCCTGTCGCGTCAGTCAAAATTGCAGATGGATTTCGTCAATTCGGCAGTCAGTTTGACCGGCTCAGACGGCACGATTACTTGGGCTGGGCTCAAACTGTTTGCTTAAGGGGGGGCGCGGTGTCTGCTATCCCAACTCTCATGCCCTGGATCGAGACGATCCCGCTGCTCCGATCGCAGCAACACACGATTTACTCTGCGCGGCGGCAGAATCTCTATTACTCCAGCCCACAGGCAACCCCTATTCATGTAGTTGGGTTTCAGCTGGTCTATACTGCCCCGGGCCCGACGACCCCGGAATACTGGCTTCAGGTGTGCGAGTCTCAAACCCCAGACACATGGAGCCCGTTTTTCTATGCTCCTGCCCGGGCTATCGCCGGATTTCAAAACGGGGGAGTCTATCCGGTAGTCCCGCTCCCGGAACCTTATCTGCTCCTCCCCTTCAAGCGGCTTCAAATTTCGCTGAAAATCTTCTCCGGCTCCTTCACGTTGGGAACCCGTGATTCAATCAACCTGGTGGGCGTCCGGGAGATCGGAGGGGCGCAATGCTCCAATTGAAACACATGCGTTTGCTCGCAGAGATGTCAGGGGTTCGGTATCACGAAATAACACCGCACATGTTCGGCAGCGCATACAACCAAAGCGGAGAAGAGGCCTATGGGACGTTTGTAGCGGCCTCTTGTCGCGTGCCCGAAAATAGCGGGCTTGTCGTGCTGCGGGTGCAGTGCTACACGACAAACATTGACGAGACCGCGGCGGATTGGTTGTCCTATCGTACCTATATGCCGGAGGATTCAGTCTGGCAACTGGGAAACACGGACACGCTCACAAGCGGAACGGCCCGAGACTGGGCCAAGGCTTGGCTTGATACGGACGTGCTTTTGTTGTTCCCGGGCAATTTTTACGCAAATTTGATTATCAGTCCGACAACCCCGATTCCCGCAACGGGTCAATGGGTAATCAGAACAACCGCTTACGGCTATTTCGTGCCGGCGCGGGTGATCGACGTTTTCCAGCAATCTCAATTCGTAACTTCGGGGATTTAGCATGTTGGCTTGGGAGCGATATCACAACGAGACAGCCTATTGTTGGCTTTCCCGACCCGACGCGGGCGGGGTGGGCTTCAACTGCGGAATTGAGTTGGAGGATAGCAGCGGCTTGATTGAGTTGGAGGATAGCAGCGGCTTTATTGAGTTGGAGGAGTGCTAGACCATGCCCAACGTGAAAATCTCCGCCATGCCAGGCTTGGGCACAAACGCGGCCCCCGGGGATCTGCTCACTATCGTTGACGTTTCTGCCCCCGCGGCGACCGCCAACAAACGGGAGACATTGAACAACCTGCTCTCCGTGATCACTCGCGGGATCACGGACAAGGCGGTTCGGTTCCAGACTCCCGGCACGGCGCCCGCGGTATCACTCGCGGCGCAAGGCGCTATCTATTTCGACGGCTCCAATTTTCAGATCTCCGCCAATGGGGGCGCCTATGCGCCGCTGCTCTCCCTCTCCCCACAGGCGGACCATGCGGTTTTGATCGGGCCCACCTCTGGCGGCCCCACGGCGCCCACATGGCGCGGGCTCGCTCTGTCGGATCTCCCCGCCATTGCGACAGATAGGCTCCTTGGGCGCGTCTCTCCGTCGCCTGGTGACGTGGAGGAGATTACCCCCGGCGCGGGCGTGCTAACGTGGCTTCAGACTCCAACAAGCAACAATCTCCGACTTGCAGTGGCAACAACCTCGACCGGAAGCGGAGCGCTTGTGTTTGGGAGCAATGCCGCTCTGGATGCTCCAGCGATTACAAACGGAATCCGGAATGTGCCTTCGGGTCAAAGACTATTAACGTTTTTTGATGCCGGGGGATCGACGATAAACAATCTCGAAGTTGTTAACGCAACTGTGAACAACCCCCCGATTTTGCGTGCTGTCAGTGCGACAACGGCAAATATTGCCCTCCAGGTCCAAGCAAAGGGAAGCGGGAACGTTCGGCTACTCGGAGACGAGATTCAGGCGATCAACAATAACGCAACCCTGCCAGGTGCGCTTGCGGCTCGCGGTGGATCGCAGGTATTTGGCGGGGGGCAACTGCGTTTGTATGAACGGACAACAAATGGGACAAACTGGGTAGGTTTTGAGGCTCCGGACTCGCTCGCCTCTGATCTATTCTGGACGCTTCCAGCGACGGACGGAACCGCGGGGCAGGGCCTAGTTACCAATGGCGGCGGCGGGCTCTCTTGGAGCAATGGCCAGACGTTCAAAAACCTTTTGATTAACGGAAACATGCAGATTGCACAGCGCGGTACATCGGCAACCGCTCTCGGCCCGACGAATACCAGTTCGGGTTATCATACCGCGGACCGCTGGCGGATCGAGATTGACCAACTCGGAGCAAATGGGCAGTACACGCAAAGCATTGAAATTGGAGTAGCAGATTACCCAGCAAACACAGTATTTCGCAAATCTTTAAAAATGACATGTACCCAAGCGGTATCCTCTCCGTTAGCAGCGGCGGCGCAACTGCGCCTTGAACAGCGGATTGAATCGCAGAACCTGACACAAGTTCAAATTGGGAACGCAACCGCAAAACAACTGACCGTCTCCTTTTGGGTCAAATCAAATAAAACCGGGCTTTTTGTGGCGGAGCTGATCGACCCGAACGGATCACAACAGGTCTCTGGAACGTTTCAGATTGTGGCGGTCAATACCTGGGAAAAGCATGTTGTCACTTTCCCCGCAAATCCGACCGGAACAATAATTGCTAACAATAATTCATATGGGCTCGCGGTTTCGTTTTGGCTTGTCGCTGGTAGTAATTTCACAAGCGGCACTCTCCAGACAGCATGGGGGAATACAACTGCAAACAGAGCAGCGGGGTTTGCGGTTGGATCGCAAATAACAGCGCTCAACGACTATTTACAAATCACAGGTTGCCAGCTTGAAATTGGCGCGGCTGATAGTGAGTTCGAGTTATTGCCTGTTAGCTCCGCTTTATTTCAGTGTCAGAGATATTTTGTGAGTTGGGTGCAGCATGTAGCCGGAACAGTATCATCCATCTCACAAGGGAATGCGCAAGGGGCAGGGCAGCTTGAGGCTGTTATTCGGTTTCCAGTATCAATGAGGGACAACCCTACATTTTTTGCCACTACGGGGACCAATCTTTACTCATTTTTTAACGGTAACGGAAATTTGTTCTTTAATACGCTACAGGGCGCCCAGCTGACAACAACTGGGGCGCTCCTTTTTACTACTGGAATCATTATAGCAGACATTACGGCGGCGGGAAGGTTTTTCATTCCTTCAGGCATAGCTTCTGGACCGACTATACGATTTAGCGCGGAGCTTTGAAGTGTATAAAATCATAATTACATCCGACGGCTCAAGAGCAATTCTCAAAACAGTAGAAGGTGGGGTAATTACATTTACGGATCCGTCGCCCGGCAATTCCGATTATGCGGAATATCTGCAATGGTTAAGTGCTGGCAACACTCCAGAGCCACCCGACCCATTACCAGAACCGGGGATCCCTGCTGGGTTTTCAGATCGTATTGAGGCACTCGAGCTGATTGTCAATGGTATCATTTCATGAAAAACGGATATAACTTCATTCTGCGACAATGGCGAGCCGGGCTTTACACTGCGGCACAAATCGATCTTTTTGCCCGTGTCGGTTGGATCACACAAGAACAGGCGCTTTTTATCAAATCCCAACCGCAAAACGAAATGGAGAACAATGAAACGCCTTGAACTTCAGAAAATCCAATTGAGTCAATTTTCCGGATCGCTCGACTATCGGGCGGAGCTGTTGGGAATCTGCTCCGTGTCGGACGCGGGGGTGACGGTCGATGAATTTCCCCTCTACCTTGGGCTTGCTCGCAAATTGCAAGCGGAAGAGACGGACGTGAGATTGACGGACGCGGAGCATGCGCTACTGGTCACTCGCCTCCGGTCGCATCGGTGGCGGGTGATCGTGCCCGAAATTCTCCAATTCTGCGCAGACGTAGCGACCGCTACGGAGATCGAGCATGACAACCAGTGAGCTGGGAAAAGCAGAGATCAAACGCCATGAGGGGCTTCGGCTAACCGCCTATGATGACGGGGCGGGAAATTTAACAATTGGATACGGGCATCTGATCCGGAGCGACATGCCCAATCAAATCACCCGGGAGGATGCAGAGCGGCTCTTTCTCGCCGACCTCACGACCGCGGAAGCGGCTGTTAACCGGCTTGTCCAAGTGCCTCTTACCTCTGCCCAGTTTGATGCCCTGGCGTCCCTGGTGTTCAATTGGGGGAGTAGCAATTTCGCACAATCAGAACTGCTCCGGCGATTGAACACGTACGATTACACAGGCGCACAGGCACGGCTTCGGGAGCATCCCGTAACGGCGGGTGGTCAGGTTATGCCCGGGCTGCAACGGCGGCGACGGGCGGAAGCGGATTGGTTCGGGCGAGAGGGGATCTACACACAAGAGGAACTCGCGGCCCTGGGTTTCACGGGACGCAACCCGGCAGGCACTCCGGAACCCTCGACCACAACAGAACCCACGCCAGGCGCGGAGCAACCCACGCCAGGCACGCAAGCGGGCGGCGGCGGCGGGCTGGGGAATTGGCTCTGGCTGCTGATCGGCGGGGCGCTTCTCGCGTTTGTGGTGCTGTCAGACTCCAACGAAGATTGACATGATCGACCCCCCCCGGAAATTTATGAACTGGATACTGCACAACCTCGGCGAGCTGCTGGCGATTCTGGGCGCTCTGCTGGCAGGGGCGGCGGCTTATGCGCGGCTCCTCTGGCGGGCGGATCGGCATGAGTTGGAACTGATTGACCTTCGGGAAATTCTCCGAGAGCATACGGGGGACGGGAGCATACACAGGAACGCGGACTTTGAGGCCAGGCTCCAGACTCTCGACCGACTGTTGCACGAAATACGAACGGACGTGAAAACACTAGTACAGGAGAAAACACGATGAACACAACAAAGACATGGATTGAGGGCTTGCTTGCGGCGGCCATTGGGGGCGGGGCAAATGCTCTGACCGTGATCATAGTTGATCCGCTGGCTTTTAATCTGGGCGAGGGGCTGCCAAAACTGCTCCAGGTCACGGCGGTTGGGGCCCTGGTCGCGGTCGCGGCTTATTTGAAACAATCGCCAATCCCACAGAACAAAGAGGAAGGAGGGGAGAATTGAAAACGCTTTCTTTGTGCCTGCTGCTCTCGGTCACGCTCACGGCGTGCGGGGATAAATCCGACGCCAGGCGGCTGGCGCTGGTCTCTGATCGTGTCGCGGGGTACGTCTCGACCGGGCTCACTCTGATCGAGAGTCAAGAGGCTCTCGGTGTACTCCCGACCGAAACGGCGGTGTCTCTGGTCACTGGGCTCCGGGCTGTGAATACAGTCACGGCGGAGATCGTGCGCGAAACCCGGCCCCTGCTCGACCCGGAAACCGGGGAGCTTCGGCTGTCCGCGGAGGATCGGTCAAAACTGCTGGGGATCCTCTCGACCGGACGAAACGTTATTTCGTCCCTGCTCACAGATCCCCGAGTGTCCACGCTCCCGACGGCGCGGGCGGATCAATGGCGAGCGGTTGTAAATGGATTGCTCGAAAACCTCCGGCTTGTGGAGGAGATCGCGAGGAAACGTGAATAGACTCTTAACCCTGCTTGCTTCCCTGCCCTCCGTCCTGGTGTCAATCCTGATCGAGATCGACCGGGAGCGGGAGCGCTCCGGACTCACAACCGAGGAACTTTTTGAGCGGGCTGGGATCCGGCTTGACCAGAACGAAACAACCGCGGCGGATCTACTCGAAACTCTCCAAGCGAAGTCTCCGCAAGCGTAGAACCCACCTTAACCCTGCATCCCCCCCCCACAACTCCCAAGCAATCCTACCCGGAGAGGGGAAACCCCTCTCTCCGGGATAGGCTCCCTCCGCGTCCAGGTCGACTTCGTGGCGGCGGAAATACCGGTACATCCGTTCGACCGTCTCCCACGAAACGGATCGACCGTTGTGGAGATCGCGGGCCCGGGCAACTCCAACCGCGGTTCCCCCGCGGCCATACTCCGCACGCCAAGCCAGACCGCGGGCGGCGGCGAGTCGAACAGCCCGCGGCGGTATCCTCTCCGCGGCGCTGGCTGGTCGCTGGTTGGCTTTTTTTCGTCCAGGCATAGGCTACCCCTCCCCCTGTCCAGAAAATGCAATGGGCGCCACGTGTGCCCCAAGGCGGAGCAATGGCGTGGCAACAAGCCTGAATTGTACAACCCAGTCTGGCTCCTCTGGGATGACAGCATGCCCTCCGGTAATCATTCCCTGCCACAAATCCCATTGACGGCGGGGAACTGGTCGGATCCCCTCGACCTGGCAGATGTCACGATAGATCAAATAATAGTCGGCACGGCTTTCAATTCCCATTCCTGCCCTCCTTCCCGTATCCCGCCTGACAGAACTTGCAAATACATTGAACGGACGATTCCCGGTCGGGCGGCGTCCAAACTCCGGTATCTCTGTTTCTTTCCCAATGCTCCGACCCCGGCCAGGGGCGGCGCTGGGTGACGGGCGCGGCCTCACACTCGCACGAATAGACGGCCCTGCGCCAATCGTTGAACGTCCCACAGTAGACCAGCATGGCGACGTACCCCGGATGGTCTACAGAGCAACGGCGGCATGAGTAGGTGCCTTCTGTCAAATAGCGGTGGCGCTCCAGGGCCCCGGCACGCTCCCGGCGCTCCCGATCCTCTGCAATCACTTTGCCCCCAGCCTCGAGCACATGCCCGGGAAGAAGGGCGCCGCGGCTCCAATCGTGCGAGCGGGCGGCCAGGTCCCATGCGGGCTCCAGGACCAAGCGGGGAACGGTCGCCAACAATCGCGACCAGACCATCAATTGACCGTCCAACTCATCAGGCGATAGCAGCGGCAGACTGTTTGCCGTTCTGGTCTGCTGAATCAGGCTCTCCAATATTGCTTCCCGCTTCAATCTCTCTGATTCGTCGCTCCCGTTCGCGCTGGCGCTCTGCAAATTGGCGGGCGGCTCGTTGCTGGCTGGTCTCACGGGCGGGGCTAGAAACGGCTTGAACTCGGCTTTCTCCATTGTTTGGCTCCTGCTGCAATTGCACATAATGCGGGAAGTGATCTAGGGCGGCGAGGGGATGCAGGGGCTTCCGGGGATACTGGGCCCGAAACCAAGCGGCAAACCCAACAACCTCTCCCGGGCCCGCTTGCAACTCAACCGCCAATTGTCGCAACTCGTCTATTGTGCCCCGGCGGTTACGGTGACCGGGGAGTATCTCCTGCCAAGCCGCGGCCACGTCCGCCCCCTGGGAGGAGATTGTAGTAATCTCTGCTGTAATCTCTGAAATAGAATGGCGGTTTCCGCCATGCCTGTTTGGCGTTTCTTGCCAAGCCTGTTTGGCGTTTTCCGCCATGCTTGTTTCACGCAGAACGGTTTCCAGGGCTGGCACGTCCAGAAAAAACCAAAGGCGGGCGGGAATGCCCCGCTTCTCCTCCTGCCAGAACCCCAACTCCCGCAGGATTGCCCGGGCGGTCTCCTGCTCCCGGCGGGTTAATCCGGTCTCCTCCGTCCAATCGGCTGCTGTTTTCCACCACCACCCCCCATTCTCCCCCGTACGGCGCGACCAGTAGACCGCCTGCGAGAGGAGAACCGCGGCGGTAACACTCCCGCTCAAGGTGACGAAAACCCGATGGTATGCAATCGGGCGATCAAGTAAGCTTAGAACATCCATGCGGTCTCCTCCGGGGGGGTCGGTTTGGTGGGGCGCTTCCCTGCCCCGTGTCGATGGTCGCGGCAAAAGGGCAACTGCAACCCGTATCTGTGCCATTCGCAAAGGGGGCGGCCACAAACCGCCCCCCGCTCCTTGTCCCACGCTTCGCATTGATCGAAAGCGTAGTTACTGCAACCGCGGGTCTCGCATTCACGCAGTGCCCATGGCGGGCGCTTTTCGTTTGGCATTTTTGCTCTCCCAATGATCGAGAAAATCCATGACCGCCTTTCTTGTCACTTGCGCCAGGACAACCCCGGCCAGGTTGTGGCTTGCGGCGTACCGCTCCAGGCGGCGCATCTCCTGCGACGTCAATTTGATCACAACCGGCTTTCTTGTCTCTTTCTTCATTCCTCTCCCTCCTCGTCTTCCTCGTCTTCCTCGTCTTCCTCGTCTTCCTCTCCCTCCTCGTCTTCCTCGTCTCCTTCGTCTTCCTCGTCAAGTGCAATCACGGTAAACCAGTAAGACCAACCCGGAATCAGAATGCTAGGGTAATCCGATTTCAGAATGAACAAGCTAGCGCAATAAATCTCTTCTCTGTCTTCAGTGTCCAGAATAAATTCTTGAGCGGCAGCTTGTATGTATCGGAGAGCGTCGGTCGAACCAATTGGGTAATCTGTATAGATGTTTTGAAACTCGTTGTCGACCCCATCAATCCGATAACTGATCATGGCTGTCGAGTCTTTTTCTCTGATGTGTGTGATTTTCATTTGGTCCCCTCCCCTTCCGTTTTTGGCTCTGACTCTTTCCAATAATACGCACTGGCTCCCGTTTTGCTGGGCCCGCCTATTACGTCGTCCCGGCTGTCAAGGTCGCGCTCAAGTGCCCGCTGATAACGGGCTTTGTATTGTTTGGCACGTCCAGACAGTTGATAAGAGAGAAACGTCCCGGGCGTTATGCCCTGCCCGTATCCTCCGCGGCTATGGTTTTGGTTCAAATACTGCTCAGTATACATACTTGCCATGACTCCTCCATTTTACTTGAGAATGCTTTTTGTACTTCGCGCAGGTAATGCGCTTTCTGCTCTTAATGCAATTCCAATGGCATACTCTGTTTCTCCGTTCGGAAACACAATCGGTACCATTCCTTGTTTCTCTTTCACGCTTAAGCGGCTTTTATGGGCATGTAGATGAAGAGCCCACTTTCCAGATTGTTCAAGCTTGAGAATTTCTTGATTGAACTGCTCATCTGAAATCAACCATTTTGCTTTAACTGCTTCACGCAATCTTGACAACGAGACAAGGGCCCCCTCTAGAGCTTCACGTTCAACGCTCACCATTTCGTCAATTATCGCTGCTTGTGTACCTGTCATGTCTGCTCCTTTTTTTCGGGATCATTCCCGCGGGATGGATCCTCTCACACTCCGGGCCCCGTTGCAATCAAAAAAAGTAAAAAAAAGTAAAAAAGTTTGCCTCAACCTGGTCAAATTGTGCTATAACACACTCGGGGCAATTGTGCCCCCTTTGGCTCTTTGAAAGGTGGAAAAAATGGAGAAAAACAAGATTTTTAGCCAACTCAAAACCGCAAACCTGCTGCTCTGTCTGCTGCTAACAGTCGGAGTACTCCCCGTTCTGATTTGGCACTCTTGGGGCGTGCTGTCGGGCCTGTCCCGTGTCTCCCTGCTGGGGTACGGTATCGCTGACCTGGCGCTGTGGTCCGCGGCTATCTGGTCGGCGTCGGCTCCTTCGGCGCTGATTCGTGGGGTCGCTCTGGCGTGTAAGGCGATGCTGGCAGGGCTCTTGCTTCTCTGCGCAGCAACCGTGATTGCTCTCCACGCCGGAGACCAACGGCGCGTAAGTTTGGCGGAGGAATCTGCCAGGCTTGAGGCGCGGCGGCTGGCGACGATCGCGGACCATGCCGAACGGCTGTCGGCTTCCTCCGGGCGCTCCGTTGCTCGGGAGTTTGTTGAAGCGGCGGGGGGCTCCTCCCCTGCCCCGTCACAACCCGATGGCGGCCAGGCTTGGCGGGAGTATCTCCCGGAGTGGTGGGACACCATGGGGATAGTTGCGGTCCCCCCTCTGGCAGGTCTGGCGGTTCTGGTCCTGCTTTCCGCGGTGATTGGGCTCTCCGGGTCTTCGGATCCTCTCCCGGTCTATGCGGATCAAGTCTCAACGGTCGCGGCCCCGGCGGCTCCTTCACTCTCCCCGGCCTATGCTCAGACCGGGCCCAGTGTGCGGGCGTCGGTCCCGATTGCCAAGGCAACCGCGGCGGGGCCCCGGCCCCGGTTCCGGCTGGGCTTCTCCGGCGGTCGGGCCCCCGAAACCCCGACCCCGACCCCCCCCGCAGGCGGGGAGCAATCGGCGCGGGGGTCGGTGCGATATGAGACGAAGCGGGATGGACGAACGGAGGCATGGCTGTCGGCCCCCGGAACCCGGAGGGGAAAGGTTTACCTGACCTCTTTTCGTTCAGACCTCCCGGCCAGCGACCGAGAGCAACGGATACAGGCGGCCCTTGCGCGTAAGGGAGTCACGGAGTAGGGTAGGGGAGATGGCAGAAACAGAAGGGATGATTTCCCCCTCCGCTTATCGGCGGAGGGGGTTTTTTGTGTCTAGTTGGGTTTGAACACGGTCGGGGGCTGGGGGCTCCACCCCCCGAACCGGGCTTGGCGCTCAATCTGACCGAGGATCTCCGCAAACCTGCGGGCGCTCTCTCCGGTCAATCGACGCTCTGTGGTATCCGAAAAACAAATCTCAAAACCGCCTTCCTCTACCGCCTCAATCGAGACGACGTGCGACAGATTGAAAGCAAATCCCTCGACAATCAAAAAGCCAAACAGGGCCAGCGGCGACAAGCTAGGGTTGTAACTGTCCATTGTGGATCCTCCCATGTAGTGTTTGGTGTAGATAGTGAAGACTGGTCAAAATTCGTGCTGACCAGTCAGGCGGAGCGTAACGCAGAACCACCCGGAAAACGGGGTACTCCTGGCAGAGTATCTCTAGGGCCTCTCCGGCGTCCGGGGCGTTTACTGCCCGTTCGATTTTTGCGGCCAGGTCCGGATGTTGGGCTGCGAAAACAGGGTAAAGATTAAGCAACCGATCCCGATCGGCGGCTTCTGCGATTGTTTGAATCTCTTCTACGAAAATCAGGAAACCGGCCAAACCTAAGGGGATCATGCGGGCTCCTCCTGCTGTTCGGTCAGGGCTGTTTGTAGTGCAGTGATCCAGCCGGGCGCATGCGCGGCCTCAACAATCGGCGCGGCGTTTGGAAAGTAGGTTTTCAGGAAGGAAAGACAATCCGCGGGGCTCATTGACACAAACAGATCCACCATGGGCGCAACCCCGGGATTCTGGCTGGCGAAACTGTCAACCCACGCGGCAGCCCCCGCGGCGGGGACCTGGTCAGCGCAATACTGCAAAACCCGGGAGAGTAGGAACAACTCCGGACTCGGCCCGGGCTCCGGGTTTGCGGCTTGTACCAGCGGCGGCCCGGCTGGCGGGGCAGGGGAGGCGAGCGGCTCCCGGGCAGGCACGGCTTGCGGCCCCTCGACCGCGGCAGGCGGCCCGGCCAGACCTCCCGGGCGAAACCCCAGCCGGTCCAGAATCACGGGCGCATTGTTCAACGCGGCGGTGAGTACCGCGGCCCAGGGTGACTCCTCCGCGGGCCCCTCGGCAAACAACCGGCGAGAGAGGCGGCGGGTGATCTGCTCAACAACGTCGTTATTCGCGGACAGCAATTTAAGCAACGCGGCCTCTTCCGTCAGGGGCCCCGCGGCAGGATTGGCGAGGGGCGCGGGCGCGTCCGGGAATAGCACGGTCCGCAACTCGGCAAGCTGCTTCATTTGTTCGATAAGCTGTTTAAAGTTTCTATGGGGATCGGAGAAGGGCAGGGGAGACGGGGAGACGGCTTGCAGTTTGGCATCCTCCGCCAAGATATCCTCAAGGGGCGGCGGCTCCAGACTCACGACCTCCGGCCAGTTTGCGTAGATTTTGCCGTCCCGCTTGATCGTCAGTCTAAAGTGATTTGGCTTTCCCGGACGGGCGAACTCGCGGCGGATCTCCTCCAAAAAATCCGGGGTAACTGATCGAGTTCCACAATTGACCCGGCGGGCGCCCACGTCCCAGCGGCTATCTCGCTCAAAATTGGGTAGGCGTTCGATGACAACCGTCCAGGAGTGCGAGCGCTTGGCCACTTGTAGATCCCGCATCATAACGGCGATGGGGTCAAGATCCTCCTCCGGTTCGATCGAAAATTGCGGGGGCAGGAAGACGGGTTGTTCCGCTTCATTGTACTCCTCCGGCTCCCCGTCCGGCTCCTGCTCTGGCTGGTCTATAGTATCAATTGGGACCTCTTCGGTGTAGGTAGTGACAATCCGGTGTTGTTTTCTTGCGGTCGGTCCGTTGTTTTCCGCTGGCTCCTCTGTTTTTTTTCGTGTTGCCATATTCTCCCCTCTGTTACCGTGTTTTCACGTTCTGGCGCCGTGTTTGGCGCCGTGTGCTGGCAGTATGCTCCCGTTTGCGGCGCCGTTCAAGTTTGAAAAAAAGAGATTGACAGAATCTCTTTTTTGGGCGTACGGTCAGACCGTGCGACATGTGACGCTGGAAAAATTACCGCAGGGGATCGCAGGCACGCGGCGCACGCTCGACCGGATGGCCGCGGCTGTTCGCGGAGAGATCGGGCCCGACTATCGCGGCTACCTCCACGAGACAATCCGGGCAACGGCTCTCGACCTGGTGGCAGGCGTTCCCCCCCGAGACTGGCGGGGAGAGATCGGGCGGCTATTTGAATTTGTGCGGGATCGGGTCACGTATCGACTTGACCCGGTTGACGCGGAGCGGGTGCAAGATCCCGTGGCGACCCTCGAAATTGGTTCGGGCGATTGTGATGACCTGGTTATTTTGCTTGCGGCGCTCCTCGGCTCCCTCGGCTACTGGTCGCGGTTCGTGGCTCAGACTCCGGACGGTGTGCAATTCGATCATGTCTATTTGGAAACAGAAACCCCCCGCGGCTGGCTGGCTCTTGATCCGACCGCGGACGGTCATGGCGTAATACGGGCGGTTCCGGGCTGGCGCAATCCGACCGGGCAAGAGTGGATCTATCAAATTTGGTGAGGAGATCGGGATGAACCCTTGGGAGTGGTCGACAAATTACGGCGACACAACAAACCCTTACTGGGCGGATTGGGTCAATCGTGGAATCGATGTGGTAGGCGCGGCGGCTGGTCGCGGGCGCTACTATTCTCCGGACGATCCGCGGTTCCGCGGCCAGTTTCCTGCGGGCGGTTCTGTTGTGCCCTCGCTGGTCGGTCCGGCGCTCTCTCCCGGGGCGGTCGGGGCGCAGGGGTTTTCCGTCAATTGGTGGGCGGCGGCGCTCGCGGGCGTGGTAATCGGGGCATTCGTACTCGGTCGGGGAAGGAGATAGGCATGTATAACTGGCGCAAAACCCGGGGCCTTGGCGCTCCCATTCCAATCACGCTCCGGATTGATAGACCCGTTCAGACGGTCGGCGACAAGGCGACGTTTGCGATTATCGGGGCCCCTCCGGGCGCTCCAATCTACTGGTCCAGCTACAAAAACGGAGTGGCAACGGGGGAGCTTAATGCCGACTACGGCCACAGGACCGAGAGCAACGGAACGGCGCAAATTCAGATGACGCAAGCATGGACCGCTGACCAAGCGGGCGATTGGATCAAGGAAATTCTCATACAGGACGGCGCGGGGAACAACTATACCGCCATGGTTGTGTTTCGGGTGATCCCGGCCCCGGCCCCGGTCGCGGCCCCGGCTCCAACGGGCGGCGGCGGCGGTATCCTGGGCGGCTCATTCCAGGTCGCAGGCGTCACTATCCCAACCTGGTTGCCCCTGGTCGCGGTCGGGGCGGTTGTGCTCGCGAAACGATAACTCCATGCGTCAAGTAAAGTCACAACTCGGTTTCCTCTATGATCCCGGCACGGGCGGCGGTGGCTGGGACTCCTGGGACGATTGGGGGAACGGCTGGGGATTTGGGGATTATTGGGGCGGGGGTAGTTCATGGGATTCTTTCTTGCCTTCTCCGTCCGGAGGATATCGCGACTATAACCCAATCCTGCCCGGATACTGTCCCCCGGGTTATTACCACCCCGTCGAAGACCCTTTTAACTGTGTTCCGTTTCCCGTCCAGGCTCCTGGCTCTGGCGGGTCGCAGTCTGGCGGGAGTGGGGGGGGCGGTGCCTCGCGGCCCGGTCAACCGGGCGGCCCTCCCGCTCCTGCTGGGCCCCCACGCACAACCCCAGCGGCTCCTTGCCCTCCCCCCTATCGGCTCGAAAATGGGCGATGCGTGCCCCCTCCGTGTCCAGACGGGCAAATGTGGGTTGAGCCTCGGCGACAATGCGAAACGATATACCGCACGCAAACCCCCGCAGGATTGCCACAGGGGACCATGGCGCAACCTGGAGGGGTGCCATGGTGGCTCTGGGCAATCCTAGGGGGCGCGGTACTGATCGCGGCAACGAAGGGGGGGCGGTGATATGGTCCGGCGTGGCGCTCCGTTTGTTCTGGGTGTAGAGTTTGCGGATTGGTGGCAGGATGTCTCTTTCAAAACGCTCCCGGATTTACTCGCGGAGATCGAGCGGGCGCTCGCCTCCTCCGGCTATCTGACCGGCCTGGTCAGGGTCTATCAGATCGCAGGTTGGGCTAACCCGTTCGTGCAGGTCGAAGGCTATGCCGGGCGCGACTATGGGCGCCCGGAGGATCTGCGCGACTCGATTTTGAGTATCATGCGCCGGTTCTATGCGCGGCTTGCGTGGGAGACGGTGCAATTCCAGGTGGAGACGGTACAACCCGGGGGGCAACCCGTTGACGTGTTCCAGCCCTCGCCACAGGTACATGTGAGACAGGGCGGGGCAGGGGAGACAATCACGGACACGATCGGCGGCACCATTGGCGGGGCGCTGGGCGTCTCCCGTGATGCCGGGCTGGCAATTGGAGCGGTTGGCTTGGTGGCGCTGCTGCTATTGGTGAGGAGATAGCATGAACAAACAGAAAACAAGGGACGCTCTCCGGATGCTTCGCGCTGCTCTGGCAGAGGCTACAGATACAGAAAATTTTGACTACCAACGCGGGCGACAACCAAGCAAAAGGCATGCAGATTTTGTCATGAGGCTTAAAGCAGGAATTGAGGAATTGGAAAAGGAGCTTAAAGGCTCCAAACGCAATCCCCGTTATTTGGTTTCTCGCGACGGTAACGAAGTGGGAATCTTTCCCGGGTTTAATGCACTCATGGCCATCAACGCGGCGCGGAAAATTTACGGCCCCGGAAAGTATTCCTCAGTAAAAACCGGAGAGGCCATGTTCCTCGGTCGCGGCGCTCTCCAGGCGGAGGAGCGATTGCGAGAGGAGACCGCGGCGCGGGCGGCGAGGAAAGCCGCGGCCAAGCGGGATAAAATTCAGGCGCCCCGAAGCAGAAAGCGGAAAGCCAACCCGCTCGAAAAATCGGCGGAACATCCGATCGAGGTTACTCGGCATTATCGCTCCGGCGGTCCTAACTATCTCTCCCCCTGGCAGAGAGCCATGTCGATCGGTCAAGAGGAGCTGTTTGATACTGGTATTCAAATGCTGCCCCGAGTGGCAGAGCGAAGGGCGGCGCTCTTCGCGGCCCGCAACCCGGGCGCAACCAAGCGGGCATATGAAAGCGGCCTGAAGGAAGCGACCGCGGCGCAATTGGCGCGGCTAGTGCGGGTCGGTCTTCGGGTTGGCCTGACCATGGCAGAGATCAAAAAAGACGTAGACGCAACCGGGCGATTCACTCTGACGCAGATTGACAGGGCCATGGACCAGGCGCGGAGCGCGGAGGAGCGGCTGGCAAAAAAACAAAACCCGACCCCCGACCAATTGTTGCAATCAGGCGTCAATATTCA